CAGTCTGCGACATTAAATCAACTCCTCAAAGTATCTCTTTGATTGTTCAATTCTCTCATCTGTGCTTCCTGCTGCAGGTCTGAGATAATTCTTTTCAAATGCGATTGATGCATCTTCGACTGTCGTTGCTCTCTGTAATTCTGCTACACCAAGAAACTTATATCTGAACAGTTCATATTTAGTAAATTGAAGTTGTGCATACATTGTTTTATAATCATATCCGTTCTTTGCACTAAAATCGATCAGCTCTGCATAACGAGTGAGACCACCTTTTCGATTTGCGGCTCTAAGTGCATCATTCCATTGTGCCAGACCATATGCTCGTGCACCGTCTTTTTCAACAGTATTTACATCTGGATCAAAATCTTTATTTGCTCTTAGGTTTACACCGTTTTCTACATGAAAGTTACCAAGTATGCCGCACGTCTGTTCTACAGTAAATGATCCACCTTCAGGTGAAATAAAGAAATTAAATGCCTTTTCGATATTTTGACCGCCATAGAGTAAGACATTATCTGCATCTTGTACACTTACAGGTTTTTCTTTCTTAAAATCTCTTTCGCCACTTTCAAATTTTGGGATCGATCCAAGTACAAGAGGGACCTGACTGTTTTTACCATCTAAAAAAATTCCGTACACTTGTGCTAGTACTTTAATACCAGTATTTGCACCGATACCGGAACTACCACCTTCTGTAATTGGTGCTACAACATGTGCCCACGGTAAGATTTCATTTGGTACATCAGTTGTATTATCGCCATGGATACCAAAGATACGAACCTGTATACGACCAAGCTGTTCTGGATCATCAAGGCTGTGCACAATTCCGAGAAACCATCTCGTTTCATCGCCATAAAAATCTTGATATGAATGCGGTATCATCGATCTGCACCCTGTGTGTAAATATCAGAATTGTAATTTGCAATCTTCGATATTAGGAGTTTTGTTCTACACTGTTCTTTTGCAAAGACATGTCGAGCGGCCATTACGAGATAATCACCAGAAAGTTTACGATCAATTTTTTGTCCTCGATGACCGTGATCGGTTGACTTAAATACAACCTTAATAATATTTCCGATTGTTTTACTCTGTCCACCCGTAATAAACTCACGACCGTCGACTACAATCTCAATTGGGTTCTTTGTTAAGAGATTCTTCAATGCGAGTGAAGAGACTTTTCGAGTATGACCGCCTTCGTCTCTTTCTTCTGTGTATGACTTATGATTGTCATCAAAGTTCTTACTTGCATATGTATTAAAGATCGCACGTGATTCATATTCAGAAAGCTGTTCATCATCCATAATCAAATCATATGAAACAACGGGTCTGTTCTGTCTTTTATTTAATCCTTCTGTCTTGTCATACACATCATCATGTACACTGAACTTCTTTTTTATATATTTGCCGAGTGTGACATCATAAAAGCTGTGTTGTGCGCCGATGAAACCCTTTTGCACTAACTGAAGTGTAGTCTCATGATTCTGTAGATGATAATCATATATCTGCATATGCCGATGTGCTGTACCGACCAGACTCGAGCTCTGTGCATACATGTAAGGATATGATTCATTGAGTGGTATCTGACTCAGCATCGTACCGAGATCAAGAAAAAAAAGATTATTCGTTGCAAAGTTTGAGAACAGATAAAATGGATATCCTTCTGATGTCACAGATCTATTCTTAACCCATGACATTGCTTCAATTGGAGTCATATTAGGCACAATGACTTGCATATTATTTGCTACATCATCTTGTGCAGAAGTCTGTACTGTCTTTTCAAGATAGTCTGTTGCGATCGTCTTAATGATCCGAGAAGGTTCACCTGAATATGCTTTATTGACATTTACTAATGCACTCTTATAACCAATATCTTCTGTAAAATGAAGATGCACTACTGCGGATGTTTCGTTCGGTCTCTTTACAGATTTAATGCTGTCAATTATAAATCTCTTTTCGATCGGTTTGATCTGATTATTTGTAGTTCTCTGTATCTCAAGTAACAGACTCTCTGCACCTTGTATGTCAAATCTCTCTACGACTCTTTCGACATCGACCATTACCAATGTGCCGGTGATAAATGGCTTTTCGATATGTTCAAATATCTCAATGTCTGTAATTACATTACGAATGTCAAATGTAACTAATGCACGAGGTGCACTGAGTTCCGCTTTACTTAGAAACCAATCACTCGAACTTTGATCGTTATTTGCATTAAGACTTTTAGAAGTGGTCATACTACCTCACCGAGAGCCTGGAAATATGTATTTACGATTTCTGTAATACTTTCAGGTCTCAATACATTGATCACTTTCAGATCATTGTTTCTTTGAATATAGTAATCTGCAACTGTCACTTCTGTAAGTAATGCTCCTGGTCCGACTTGAGGATCGATATCTGTCCGTCGATCATTTAGTGTGTAGTAATAAGGTGCATTATACTCGAATCCTGTCGCAGCAACAATCGCAGATCCGGCAATACCATCGTATGATACATTGTTTACGGTTTCGCCTTGCACAAATGTATCTTCTGTCTTTATGATAATAATACCGAGGTCTAGATTTCTTTTTACAATTGTACCACTTGCGCCAGAGCTTGTGCCAACGATTCTTTGATCAGGCAAAAAGATACCATTAAGATCTGCTCTCACCTCAATATACTGATGTGGAAAATCTCTCTTATATTTCTTTTCAATTTCTGCATTCGTTAGTGGCCATCCCTGTTCACGTATATTATCATTCATAATATAGAATGTCCAGTGATATGCAGGTGTACCGTATATCTTTTGTGATACCTGATCTGGTCTGTCTCCGTCGAGGATAGTGTATTTACTATAGAATGATGCGTTCTGTTTTACGGTGTCGATGACTTCTACATATGAAGTTAGATCTTGTGTGAGTTCGACGACAGCATCACCGCCACCCTTTCGAAAGAAGTCATCACCAAACAGGTAATCTACGTAATTGAAGTTTTTAAAGTACTGCATTATCTGCCTTCCTCGATGTCTTCACGTGATAGATTTCTAAATTCTACAAAGTTGAGTGTCATTTGTGTGTGAGTCGGTTGTCCATCAGGAAAGAAACTCATTGATCCTGGGTTATATGTTGTCTGCACATTACGAAGATAACAAAGATGAGGTTGCGGCATTGGAGCAGACCGGTCACCGATACGAAATTTAATCTCAAATACATGAGGGAAGTTATAACCGATTGGAACGCCCGCTTCGCCTCGACCAATTGTTGAAGGATAGAGTTCAGTTCTAAAGTGTTTTACAATTTGTTGTACAGTCTCAGCTTCGATCTGAGAAACAGGATAGAAATCAAATTGAAAGTTAAATTCTCGAGACACAACACCTTCAAAGAGCGTGCGAGTATTCGGATTAATTGATACCTGAAATCCAATTGCCGCTGCATTATTAATCGATGCACCTGTTGGTGCAGCCTGTACCGCTCTTGTCAATGCAAGTCTTGAAAGTTCAGAGCGAGTGTTTGATGCACTCAATGCTTCACCGATAAATCCGAGTGCATCACCAGCAAAAGCACGTGCGGCATCCATAAAGCCTTGACCTGCATTTAATGCAGCAAGACCTGATGCACCGCCTGGTCCAAGATTTGCACTTTGATTATAGTTTACAACATCATTAATGTTAATTGCCTGTGGTAGATACAGTTTAACTGCAGGCGCATCAGTTACATATTGATGTGAAATACCGAGAATGTCTTTCTTACTTACGGCTGCCGTTCTCTGTCTTTCTGCGACTGCATTTGCGAAGTCTGCTTGTTTCTGATCTTCGGCTCTTTCTCTTACTTCAAGTTGTTCGTCTGTTTCCTCTTGTTCAGGTAAACCTCTTACTGCTCTGCCGAGTTGATTCAGTGCACCTTTTTCGTTAGTAATAACAGAATTATCAAGAACACTAGCGGCTGTTTCAAGATCAAGATCCCATGGATTAATTTTTTTAAGACGAAAGAGAAGATACGCAAGGTAATTATCGTCTTCAGGATACTTTAATATTGCTGACGGGGCAGGATTTTTAAGATCTTCTGCTTGTAAAGGTTCATTAAAAACTCTTCGAGATGTATTAGACCTCTGAGCCCCACCAATTTGATCTCTGCCTCTTGGGTCAAACTGATCCGGATCTCCATTTTGAGCAGGAGGTCGACCATTTGGATATACTGGAATATTAAGACGGGGTATTGCCATGCTATTTCCCTATAAATAAAAATTCGTAATAGTATTTATATGAAAAAATGGCATATTCTGGTCGATATAAAGTAAAGAACATTTCGAAATACAGTGGCGATCCTGATAAAGTAACATATCGATCGTCATGGGAAAAGGCATGTTTTATTTGGTGTGACAACAATCCGAATATCACAAAGTGGTCTTCAGAAGAAGTTGTTGTGCCTTATAAATGGGATATCGATAAGAAGATGCACCGCTACTTTGTTGATCTCAAGATCTCATTCAAAGACGGTAAAACGATCTTAGTGGAAATTAAACCTGATAAAGAGACAGCACCACCAAAGAGACCCGATAAGTCAAGGCGATATATCGGTGAAGCAATGACATATGTCAAGAATATGAATAAGTGGGAAGCAGCGAATGAATACGCAAAGGACCGTGGATGGGAGTTTCAGATCTGGACAGAAGATACTCTACACAGTATGGGTATTATGAAGAAATTGAAAGCACTGAAACCGTTGAAACCTTATCGCAAAAAGCGTAAGAAAAAACTATAAATATTGTTATGAGTAATCTATTTCAGAAAGTATCACAGCAGGCATTTCGTGCGGGCATCAATCCTCGCAGCGATGAATCACGCCAGTGGTTTCGTACTAAACTGCAAGATATGAGACGCATCAATCGTAGAGAACTAATGCAGGCTGACGAAGTAAAGCTTGTAAATAAGTCACAGCCTCTAATCGGTTCAATGAATATGTTCTTCTATGATGCAAAGCATAAAGATACTCTACCGTATTATGATCAGTTTCCTCTTACGATCATTGTCAAAGGTGCACCCGGTGGATTTATGGGATTAAATCTACATTATCTGCCGCCTGTACTCAGAGCAAAGATGCTTGACGGGTTAATGGAAACTGTGAACAACAAGAAATACGACGAAACAACACGGTTTCAAATCACATACAACATGCTTCAAGCGACAGCACGACTTAAATTCTACAAGCCGTGTTTGAAACATTATCTGTTCAGTCAGGTCAGGTCGAGACTTGCGAGAGTAGAAGCTCCCGAGTGGGAGATCGCTACATTCTTACCGACTGCAGATTGGTCTGGTTCATCGTCTAATCAAGTCTATAAAGATTCAAGGAAGATAATCTAATGGCCACTATTGATCAACTGAAAGGTCTTGTCTCTTCAAAGCTCGGAATTGCAAGAAGCAATCAGTTCCTCGTTGAATTACCGTCTGACTTTGCTGGAGGCGGGTTGCTTTCTGCACTTACGTCTTTAATTACATCAGGAAGTATGAGCGGCGGCGATCTAAACCTTCTATGTAATTCGGTCACAATGCCCGGAAAACAGGTTCTGACAAATGACCGTCGCATTGGATTGGAATATCAAAAGGTTGCATATGGCTATGCAGTACAAGATGTTGCTATGACATTCTATGTGCTGAACGATTACGGTGTAAAGAAGTATTTTGATAAATGGTACTCAACTACAATCTTTGATAATGCGCAACTTGTACCATACAAAAATAATTATGTAAGAGACGTGCGTATTCATCAGTTGCGTAAACCAATTGTAAACAAAGATTTTAATATCGGTCCAGTGAATGTTGATGTCGGTGTCGGACAAGGAACACCGTATTCTGTCAGACTGATTGACGCATTTCCAACAACAGTGAATGCTATTGAATTGAATAACGAACTCGACGGTCTTGTACAGATCAATGTCGAGTTTTCATATACAAACTGGGAAGCAGTTGATGATAATCAAGGCTTCTTTAAAGTTTCTGCCGGATTGCAAGGCGGTCTCGGTGGTCTTGGTATTGTTTAAGGAGTAAATGATGGCTCTGCCAGTATTGAATGAAAGTCCCATATATGAATTAAAACAGCCTTCTACGGGTGAAATGAAAAGATTCAGACCGTTTCTTGTTAAAGAACAGAAAAATCTTCTCATTGCGAATGAATCAAAAGATCCAAGGCAGATGATGAATGCAATCTTAAATGCAATTCAGAATTGTGTTGAAGATATCGACATTTCTCGTGTATCAACTACAGATGCAGACTATATGTTTACAATGATTCGATCTAAGTCTGTAGGTGAATCGTCGACAGTTGTTTATAAATGTACAGAGTGTCAGCACTCAAATAAAATTGATATTGATTTGACAGCAGTTGAAGTAAGCGGAAATGAACAGTCGAATACGATAAAGTTAAATGATCAGGTTTCGATTCGTATGAAACATCCTACATATATGGATATGATACAAAATTCTGCTCTTGATAATCCTGATCAGTATGTTGAGACAACGCTTTCAACGATGACTGCATGTATTGATGCAGTATTGACAGAAGAAGAACAGATTTCATTAAAGGATGAAACAAAAGAAAGTATTGAAAATTTTATTAACTCATTGACGACACAGCAATTTAATCAGATTAGAGAATATATCGATAATATTCCGACTATGAAATATACGTCAAAGTTTGAGTGTGAATCCTGTCATGCAGACAACCACTTTACATTGGAGGGCATGCAAGATTTTTTTTCATAAACCTCTCTCATGAGAATCTTGAGAACTACTTTGAAACAAACTTTGCTTTAATGCAACACTTTCATTATACACTTACAGATCTTGATAATATGATGCCGTGGGAGAGAGAAGTTTATGTGGCCTTGCTAATGAACTACATAAGAGAACAGGAAAATGAGCAGTCTCGCAGAAGTTAGTACCTTATTAGTAGAACAAAACACCGTATTGGCAATGCAAGCCGATGCGACTATGAATACTAATAAAGAAATCAAGAAGCTTACCGGATATTTTACAGGACTTGATGCAGAAGAAAGAGCACGAGAAGCTTCTCCAGCAATTGCAGTTCCTTCTGTACCAGGAGAAACCGAAGGTGGTACAACTGGCAGACCAGGTCTGTTTTCAGGATTTGCTCTCACGCCCGGTGCTCTTCTCGGTCTTGCAAAATCATTTGCGTTTCGTCTCTTACGAGGCGGTTTAATTGTTGCTCTTGCAGATAATATTGGTAAAGCTGTTGCAGAATATTTCGGAGCTGAAGAGTTTGAGGGAGAAATTACAAGAGCACTTACATTTGCAGGTATTGGTTCTATATTTGGCGCAAAGTTTGGCATTCTTGCAGGTGCACTCGGAGCTGTACTCGATGAAGAGACATTGGCTAAAATTACACCTATCATCGAAGATATCTCAAACTCAGTACAACAGTTTGCAAAGGATTATCTTCCTAGTATCGATACATTACAAAAGGGATTAATCACAGGTCTTGAAGGACTACGTAATCTTTTACAAGGTGACTTTGCTGCAATATGGGAAGAAGGTCAGGTAACCAAAACTCTCTTATTGCTTGGAGGTCTTGCGTCAATTATATTAGGACCGAGAAATGCGCTTGGAGCAGCAATCAGCGCAGTGAGTTTGGCATGGGCTCCTGTGAGAATGGCTCTTGGAAAACTCGCGGGACTTGGTACATCTGTTGCGGCAAGCGCAAGTGTTGGATCTGTAATGACAGCTGCAGACGGTCGCGAGTATGTAAGTAAGATTGGTGCAGACGGTAAACCTGTTGCAGATTACAGTAAGAAATCGGTTGAAGCTGCAAAGAGAAGCGGTATACCTGCAGTCGCAAAGGGCGGCCCCGGAGCAGTAAGAGGATTTTTAGCTCGAGCTCTTGGGTTTGCAGGCCCTATTGCGATGGTCGCATCACTCGGTTATATTGCTACTGAAGCGTTTATGACCACAGAAATGTATAAGAGCCTAAAGAAGAGATCAGACCTTCTTGATAAAAATCTAAATGAAGGCGTCGAAGGCCAAGGCTCAATGTCAACTGAAGAAACCGCTATAAGTATGCAATCACTAGACGGTCAGACCGATGCAGAGCGTGTGGAATTTTATAGAAGAAAGTACGAAGAAAAAACTGTAGGTAGAGATTTGAATGCATTTGGTGGACGAACAGGAAACACTAAAACAGAGGCAATAATAAATGCACCACAGACAAACAATTCAAGTAGTTCATCCGTGGTGCAGAATAATCAGGTTATGAACTCAGGTACTACAGACCCGAGTGATCAATTGATGTTAGGTGGCGCTTAGTCTTCGTTAGCCAAACGAGCAAAGTATGACATTGTGTCATCATCATCTTGCTTGTTCATTTCCTCAGCAGTGACAGGTGTCTGTGCGACAGGAACTGATTCCATTACATTCATATTTGGTGCTGGAACTGGATCATTTACAGCGTTCATTTGCTGTACAGTTGGTGCACCCATATCAGCTTCTTCACCAAGTACTCTCATCAACTTTGCTTTGAGCTCATCGTATGATTTGTAGTTCTTTGGATCTGTAAACTCACTGAGGTTATGTAATTGGTTATAGACTGACTCCAACTTGGATTCGTCTGACTCATAGAGAGCAGATGCGCTTGCAAACTCTGACTTATCATAATTACGGTATCCTTCAACATTACGGATTTTCAACTTAAAGTCTGCACCATCCCAGAAATCAAATGGGTTAACTGGTGTTTCGTCTGCAAATGATGGTTGCATCACATCCATAATCTTGTCAAAGATCTTCTTACCAAACTGATAAAGGAATACTTTACC